GAAGGCTATCGAAGAAGCTCGAGGATTTAAAACCCGAGCCGCGGATCTTCTCAGCGTCAAATATGACACGCTTCAGAAATTCCTCGTCGAGCACAGGAGCGAGGTCGATCCTGTGCTCACGTATTGGCACGAAAGACGGATTGATCGAGCTGAGCTGGGGCTCGACGTCGCGATCGAGAAGGGGGAGCCATGGGCGATCGGGCTCGTCCTGAAGAGCGCGCGCTCTCGTCAGTATGGCGATCGAGTGACGCTCGAGGGAGACGAAGCGAAGCCGCTCACTGTCAGGACATTCGACTATGGATCTGCTATTGCCAAAATTGCGACCAGATCAGAGCTCGATCCTTCTGGATCGCTCAATGATAAAGATCGTCGCAATGGGGCGGCGCTGGGGAAAGACTCTCATGGCGGGAGCGACGTCGATCGTCTGCGCGAATGATGGCGCTAAGGTCGGCTGGATTGTGCCGACTTACAAGAATTCGCGTCCTGTCTGGCGCTTCGCGCTGCAGCTCCTGGCTCACTCTCGCCGCGAGGTCAGGATCTCAGAGAGCGATCGCTTTATCGAATTCCCATGCGGAGGGAGCTTAGGCGTGTACACGGCCGATAATCCCGTCGGCATTCTCGGCGAATGGTTCGACCTCGTGATCGTCGAGGAAGCTGCTCGCATTCGCGAGGAGGTCTTCTCAGAGTCGATCATGCCGACACTCGCTGACAGAGACGGTCGAGCGATCCTGATCTCGACGCCTCGCGGCCGTAATTGGTTCTGGCGAGAGTACATTCGAGGGCTCTCTCGCTCTGCTGATTATGCGTCGTTCAATGCTCCGACGTCGGCTAATCCCATGCCACAAATCCAGAAAGCTTATCAGCTCGCGAAGGATCGCGTCCCTTCGAGGACTTTCGCTCAAGAATGGGACGCTGAATTTCTCACTGACGGGACTTTCTTCGAGAATGTCGACATCTGCTGCAGCCTCGAAGCGCCAGACAGCCCGGGCGATCACGTCGGGCACACGATCGTCATGGGGATCGACTGGGGGAAAGTGATCGATAAGAGCGTCGCGCTCTGCTTCTGTTGTGAGTGCTCACGCGCTGTCGACTGGTATGTGAGACACGGCGCGAGCTATATCGATCAGCGCGAGAAGATCATAGAGCTCTGCAATAAGTGGTCGATCTCGGCTGCTCTCCCTGAGCGAAATTCGATCGGCGAGCCGAATATCGAAATGCTTCAGGCGGCCGACGTGCCGATCGCGATCGGGACTGACGGTCTTCCTGGCTTCTTCACTTCCTCGTCGACGAAGGCTCGCATGATCGAGCGTCTCGAGAGCGAGCTCGCTCAGAAGTCGATCAGGCTTCCGAAGGAGGCTGCTGAAGAATTCGCGGCCTTCGAGGTCGATCAGCGCGACGTCGGACCAGCGAAGTACGGAGCGCCAGAAGGAGAGCATGACGACTGGGTTCTGGCGGCCGGATTCGCGGTCTGGCTTGCGTCAATGTCCATTCAGATCTTCTCATGACTAATCAGCCTTCCTTCGACGCTCTTCTCTTCGCTGTCTGGATTCCTGGGGCCGGTTGGCTTCGAGGAGGGAATGAGCGTATATTCTGCAGTGATCGAAGAGAGATCGCGGAGAGCGCTGCTCGGCTCCACGGAGACTGCGCTCACGTCACAGAATTTGACGGCGAGGCTATGATCGACCTCGAGAAGATCTTCCTCGCGCGCGAGAATCAGAGAGCGATCGCGAGAGCTTCTCTCAAGAACAGGGGCATTCTATGGCGTATATCGACACTATTCTCCAACAGAGAACGCGACTGATTCAGGGAGACTCTCGCTTCGACGGCGCGATCGCGAATGTCTGGCCAGCTCACGAAGTACAGACGCCTCAATACCCGACGCCGACTGCCTATCATCTGGGCCAGGTCGGACTGAGGAATGATGAGCTCGTCTATTCGTGCATCGATCGACGCGCGACAGCGACAAGCGAGCCTCCTCTCGCAGTCGTGAAGAAGCCTCGTCGCGGGAAGAAGACAAAGCGCGAGGTCGTCGAAAGTCCGCTCGTCGAGCTGCTCGATCGTCCGAATTCCGAAATGAGCGAGGCTCGCTTCTGGCGAGCTGTGTCTCAGAGCGTCGACTCTTTCGGATTCAGCGTCTGGGAGATCGAGACTTCCTTCGCTGGCGAGCCGATCAATCTTTGGCCGATGACGCCTCAATATGTGTCATTCCTTCGAGGGCCACAAGCGCCGATTCGCGCTGTGAGATATGAAGTCCCGGGCCTTCCTCCCTTCGACATTCCTCGCGAGCGCTGTCTGATCTTCCTCGATTTCGATCCTATGTATCCCTTCACGCGAGGCCTATCGAGGACGGCTGTCGCGCTGAAGTCGATCGGCGTCCACGGCGCGACGGGGAAATATCTCAGGGACTTCTTCGAGCGCGGCGCTGTCCCTCAAGGAATTCTGTCGACTCAGCAAATCCTGACGAAGGCCGAAGCCGCTCGTCAGCGAGAGCTCTGGGAAGAGAATCACGGCGGCTCAGACAAATGGGGAAAGATCGCTGTCCTGGGAGCGGGAGTGAATTACAGCTCGACCGAAGCTCCTCTGAAGGATATGGCCTTCGATCATATCGACGGTCGAACCGAAGCGCTGATCTGCATGACCTTCGCAATGTCTCCTGTGATCCTGGGAGCGAAGGTCGGCCTGAGCGCGTCGACCTATAACAATTTTGACGCTGCTATCAAACAAATGTATTCGCAAGCGATTCGGCCTCAGTGGAAGCTCTTCGCCGACGAGATCTCGGCTCAGCTTCTCCCGCTCTTCGGAGAGAGTAAGGGCCTAACTTGCGAATTCGATCTTAGCGAAATCGCTGCAGTGAGCGAAGACGAGGATAAGCTCGCGATGCGCGTCGAGCGTCTCGCGCGCGCTAATCTCATGTATCGAGACGAGGCTCGCGGAATGATCGGGCTGGACGAGATCGACGACGGAGAGAGAGTCTTTATCGGCGTCTCTGTCTCTTCGGGCGACAGCGCAAATTCGCCGATCACAAATCTCGAGAGCGACTTCGACACTCTGCGCGAGGATAAGCAGCGCGCGCGCGAGGCCTCGATCGCTGCTCTCTCTGGCCAGACGATCCCGAAGGCGCTCCCCGCTCCGAATGAAAAAGAGTCGGAAGTCGCCGACGAAAAAGGATCCCAGAATCCCGATAGAAATGCACAAAACGTCGAAGCACGTCGCGAGGAGCTGAAGCGCTTTCGTCGACAGGCGCTCGAGCATGTCGGCGAGGCTGTCGGCTGGGAACATGATCACGAGCTGATCGGGCTCTCGACGCGCTCTGCAGTGAGGGACGTCTTCGAGCGATACTGGCCGAAGGACATCTCAGCCGAAGCGCTCCTCGAGCTCGCGCGTCTCACGACAGCGATCGAGAAAGCTGCTGATAAGCTGTGATCGATCCTCGCTCATTCCTCGAGCGATCGCTCGCTGATCTGATTTCCCTGGCTGAGAGTCTGGGAGCGAAGATCTCGCCAGCGCTGAAGCGTAAGATCGACGCTCTGAAGAAAGTCTCAGCGATCGTCGGAGACTATGAAGTCGATCTGACGAGCGCTGTCGTCGGCTATTTCAACGGCGAGGCCTCGCTCTCTCGCGTGAGGAAGGTCTTCTCCTCTGCTCCTCGCGACTATGCGCGCGACGTGTATCTCGAGGGAATGGGGGAGGGCGGGCTCGGTGAGGAGGATCTCGACGAAGACGACGAGAGCGCGATCAGTGAATGGATCGACACTCAAGCCGGAAGCGTCGAGGGGCTCGTCGAATTCGTCTCGACCGTGAAGAGCGTCGACGAGGATCAGCGTCGCGATCGTCAGCGCGCGATCCTCGATCGCGTCTCGCTTTGGGTGAATGAGCTTCGCGATCTGGGCGGCCGTGGTCGGCTGCGCGCGAAGGATGGCGAGCTCGCGATCTGGGAGCTGGGAGACACAGAGATTCACTGCGACGATTGTCTCGCGAATTCGCGTCTCAAGCCGAAGCGCGTCAAATGGTGGCGAGAGGAGCGAGGCCTTCCTCGCGCGAAGGATCTCGCATGTCATGGCTTTAACTGCGACTGCACACTCAGGAGCCCGAAGACGAGGAGACAGCTCTACCCATGATTACCGACGATATGAGCAGTTTGGGAGGTCTGACACCGCCTGTCGAAGTGCTCGAGGAGATCCTCGCCAAACTTCACGCCGACGACGCGACGAGCACGGAAGCGAGGATCTCGAATCAGGTCGAGATCGACGCCATGAGGCTTGAGGCTCGTCTCGCATGGGAAGCGCGTCGGGCGAAGATGACACAGGAAGAGCGAGATCTCGAAGATCTGAAGCGCGCTCTCTCGGATCTCGAGCTCTATGGATATACCGGAAATGACTAATCTCTTAGAGCCTGCAGAGATCTTCGAGCTCGAGTGTGTCGGTGAATTTGGAGAGATCTTTTCCGTGTATCTCGTGGCGAGCGTCGGCGCGACATTTACCGATGTCTGGCTCGCTGTTCCTTCGCTGAAGAAGACGAATCCCGGGATTTTTGACGTCTCAAGGATCGCTCAGATCTCGACGCTCGCTGAAGTGAGGACGCTCCCGAATGCAGCTCACGACGACAATCACTAATGCGGGGAATGTGAAGCTCGGGCTGAGGTCGATCGGACAGGCGATCCCGAAGCTCACGCGAAGGCGACTTGAGAGCTGGCTTCGTCTGGTAATGAAGATATCAGTCCCGTATAACGGAGGGACTTCCTACAGCATTCCCTTTCGAGGATATCAGAGGACAGGCGAGCTCGGGCGAAGGACGCGCGTCGAGAGCGGAGTGAATCAGACAGGCGTGTACGGGAGGATTGTCAGCGACGCGAAGCATTCGGTCTATGTGATCGGAGACAGCGCGGGAAATGGACAAGCCGAAATCCATAACGGGTACTGGATTCCTATGCGAGAGAATATCGACAATCAGATCGTTTCGCTCCTCGCGGAAATGGAGGGCGACATGAGCGACGCGATCAGGATGTCAGGGGCGGGACTATGAACGAAGAGCCAGATCTCGAGCTCGACATCAGCGGCGATCTCATTCACTCGAGCGCTTATCTCCCCGAGCATATGACGAGGCTTCGCGATTTGATCGCTCGTTTGCGCGCGTCTGACCGCAGTGCTATCATCTTCGTCGACGGGCGGCTCGGGAAGATCCAAGTCTTTAACGCTGTCCCGGCTGGCATGTTCACGATACGCTGATCGGGATCTCGATCAGACCAGATCTCAGCTCACGAGCTGCTCTCCCCGCATGGGGGAGGCGGCTCTTTTTTGTTTCGAGGCGAAGAAATGAAGATCTCCGATCTCCCTGCAGAAGTGAAGAGCATTCTCGCCGATGGCGGGCTCGCGAGCATGATCTCGAGTGAGTCCTACAACATTCGCTCAGCCTGTGTCGCGCTCGAGAATCTCTCAGAGCTTACAGCCCATGAAGCATGGGAAGACGGCGAAGATCCTCGCGACGTGAGACAGATCGCCTCGATCATGCAGCAGCTCGCGCGCTATGTGGCCGATGAGGCTGGCGAGATCCTTCAGGCGATCAGCTCGAAGACGACTGCAGAGACAGAGATCCCCGATCCCCTGGCTCCCGTCGATCCATTCGCTCCTGCAATGCTGAGCGCGCGCGTCCTCTCGCTCGGCTATGTGAAGAGCCTTCACCTTTCGCTCGACGAGGAGCGCATGAAGGATCTCGTCGCGGCGAAGTCGATCGGCGGGGATCGCATTCGCGCTTACTCTCACCTATGGGGAGATCCTCAGCTCGTCGACGTCGAGGCGGAATTCTTCACGCCTCAATCAGATTTCTGGGATGAGTCGCTGAAGTCGCTTCGACGTCCTCTCACCTACGATCACGCTCAGGAAGCACAGACGAAGAGCTCCCCGATCGTCGGCTTCATTGACGGCTTCGGAGACGACGAGATCGGGCGCTGGTATGAAGCAGAGCTCGACAAGAGTCACAGATACCGAAAGGCGATCGACGCTCTGATCTCGAAGCGCGCGCTCGGCTCCTCGAGCGACAGCGCTCCTCAATACGTCGTCCGGAAGAGCGCGAAGAATGGTTCTGTCTGGCTGGCGGTCTGGCCGTGGTTTGCATGTGCTCTCACTCCGACGCCAGCAGAGCCGCGAATGATGACAGACGGATCACCCGTCTTTAAGTCAGTCCTCGATCAATGCGCGAAGGCGATCGATTCCCGGATGGGAAAGAGTGTCGAGCTGTCGAGCCGACCCGATAGCCTGATCGCTGCGCTCGAGCTCCTCAATTTGTGAAAGGAATTTTGATCATGTCGACTCTCAATGAACGACTGAGCGCTTCGCTGAAGAAGGCGAACGAGCTCAAGACTCAATTCGACGGCGAAGGCTGGAATGACGATCGCCGCGCTCAATTCTCGGCTGCGATCGAAGAGGCGAAGGCGACGAAGCGCGCGATCGAAGACGAGGCCGCGCTGAAGCATCTTCAGGACTTCGCGAGCCAGCCTGACGGCCAGAGCGCTGTACGACAGAGCTGGTCCGGATCGATCGGTGAAGCGCGCGAGGGCGTGATCGATGGCGTCTCTCAGTCTCGCGTCGACGTCTTCACGAATCCCTCGACCGGGCAGAAGAGCGCGACGGGTGGCGAGCTCTATTCGGTGAGCGGCGTCGGCGAAAAGAAGATCGCTGCTCTGAAGTCGGGCGCTTACAAGGACGCAGTAAACGCCTATGTTCGCTCGGCTGCTCTCGGGAATTCGAGCGCCATGAAGGGCGACGCGATGAAGATCCTTCAGGAAGGGATCGACAGCTCGGGCGGCTTCTGGGTGCCGCCTGACATGCGAAGCGAAGTCGTGAAGAAGAGCGCTGTCGGCGCGACTGTGCGACCGAACGCTTACACGTTCACCGTCGGCTCTGACGTCGCGATCTTCCCGGCTGTGAAGTACACGACCGACGACAAGTACACTTCGGGCGTCCGCTTCGCGTGGACGGCTGAGGCTCCGGCTGCTGACGTCAGCGAATCCGCGAATCCTGTCGCGGGCGAAGTCCGTATCCCGATCTATACGGCGATCGCGTCGATCGTGATCACGCGCGCTCAGGCCGAAGATAACGCTTTCGATTTGCTCGGCTACATTAGCGAGCTTCTCGGCGAAAGCTTCATGCTCGGCGAGGAAGACGCATTCACGAATGGCGACGGGATCGGGAAGCCTGTCGGAATGCTCAATCACCCGAACCTCGCGACGGCCTCGACGTCTGGCGGAATGTATGTCCCGTCGGGCGCTGCTGCTGCTCTCGCATGGGGCACCGATGGCGCGAAGGGGATCACGGGACTAGAGGGGGCGCTTCCTCCTCAGTACGAAATGGGCGCGGCCTTCATGGCGAACAAGAAGACCTTCGCTGCTCTGCGCGCGCTCAACACCGGAAGCGCGGGCATTCAGTGGACGGGAGACGACTACTTCCCGAATGCGCGAAACGGCTTCGCTCCCTCGCTCCTGGGATATCAGAAGCTGACGAATCAATTCCTCCCCGACGTCGCCTCGAATGCCTATCCCATGCTTCTGGGGAACTATCGGGGATACTACATCGCCGATCGCGTCGGCCTCTCGATCGAAGTCCTTCGCGAAGTGAAGGCGCTTCGCGACATGATCGTGGTCTATGCGCGAAAGCGCGTCGGCGGCCAGCTCGTTCGGGATTGGCAAGTGAAGGCGCTCAAGGTCGCGACTTCGTAAGCGATCAGCGATCACAAGCGATCGAAGAAAGAAAGGCTTTCTATCATGCGTCTCGAAACTCTCTCTGAAAATGTTCTGTTTCAAATGGTGATCGCTCCGATCTCCGGCGTCGGCTCGACGACTCAGCCAGCGGGCGCTTACATTGACGTGAGCGACTACGAGCATTTCGCTTTCGTCGCTCTCGTCGGCGTCACTGATCGAACGACACAGACTCTGCAGGTCGTTCAGGCGACGGCTGCTGCTGGGACTGGCTCGAAGGCCGTCACAGGGGCTCTGATCGACGGGCTCGCTTCGACCGACGACGGGAAGCTCGCGATCGTCCAGGTCGACACAGAGAATCTCGACAGCGCGGGCGGCTTCCGCTATGTCGCTGTGACGCCGACCTTCTCGGGTGGCACGGGCGACGTCGGCGCTGTGCTCTTCATGGCGTGGGGAAAGAAATCCCTGGGCGCTGTCGTCCAGGGCGCGACGGTCGATCAGCTCATCCAGATCTGACCTCTCGCTGAGCGCGAGCTCGGGATCTGGGCGCGATCCCGAGCTCGCCTCGAGACTATCATGAGCTTCTTCGCCGATTACACGACGCTCCATGCTGTACGCGAGCTCTATATCGGCTCTGGGAGTGAGAAGAGCGACGAGATCCTCGCTCAGCTCATCACCAGGACGAGCCGACAGATCGACTCTGTGTGTCAGCGCGTCTTCGCTCCCCGCATCCTGACGCATTCATACGACCTCCCGCGAGGTCGAGATCTCACGCTCGACGACGATCTTCTCGAAGTCCTGGCTCTCACGAATGGAGACGGGACACTGATCAGCGCGAGCGACTATAAGCTCTATCCTCTCAACTTCAGCGCGAAGGCGAAGCTCTCGCTCCTGGGATCTGGGAGCTCTGTCTTCCGGGCTTCCTCGAGCGGAGACGCCGAAGGCGCCATCTCCCTGAGCGCTGTATGGGGATATCACGACCGATATAGCGAAGCATGGGCGAATGTCGGCGCTGCGCTTTCGGCGGGGATCAATTCGTCGGCTGTGTCGTTCACTGTCTCGCCTTCGCTCTCGATCAGAGCTGGCCAGCTCGTCAAGATCGACAGCGAGTATCTCTATGTGCGCGACGTCGTGATCAATTCGACGAGCGGCGACGTCATCACTGTGTCTCGCGGTGCGAATGGGTCGACGGCCGCCTCTCATCTCGCGAGCGCGAGCGTCCTCGTCTGGACAAATTCCGTCGTCGAGGATCTCGCGACTCAAGCTGTCGTCGCCTATAACAGACTTCGCGACAATCCAGCGGGCGAAAGCAAAAACGTCGGAGGAAATGTCTTCGTCACTCCGAAGGACGTCCTGAATTGGATTACTAGGCGCTGCGGGGATCTGGCTCTTCTGAGAGGAGCGTTTTTCTAATGCGAAAGTCCTCGCTCAAGATCTCCGAGATCTGCGACGAGATCTCGCGGCTCTCGATCGAAGTCGTCGACGCGATCGGAGAAGCGCGAATGCTGTCGATCAGGACGCTCAAGGATATGAAGCTCTCTCTCGCCGACGAGACGCTTCCCATCCTGCAGCCGCGGACGAATGGCTTCGTTTTTAATCTGTCTCCCATGCGTCGCGATTCGTTTGGCTCGGACCACGGCTATAAGAGTCAGAGCTTCGAGCTTCACTATGTTCTGTTTTTCGCGAAGCTGAGTCAGGAAGCGAGCGCGCTCGAGCTCGTCGCTCCAATGGCACAATGCGCGAGCGACATCCTCTCACAGCTCGCCGACATGACGAATCAGATCCCGTCAGCGACAGAGATCTTCGTCGGCGGCTCGCCTGTCTTCGGGCCAGTGATCGACGGGACAGGGACGCCCTATCATGGCTCGACGATCTTCTTTCAGATCGTCCGACATTTGGAGAGCTGACACATGCGAACGACTTCACGCTGGATCAGGACTTATCTCGGCGGCTATCCCATCTCGGGAGATCTCGTCAGTCTGGGACAGGCTGCGCATGAATTCGCGGAGGTCGACATGACGGGATCTGCCGACGAGATCTCGGGCTTCCTTCCTGGCTTGCCGACTGTCTCGCTCGGGCCGATCTCCGGGCTCCTCGACAACTCGACGAATCACCTTCACGGGATCGCGACGGCTGCGGCTGGCGCTCAGGCGATCACTGTGGCGATCGGTCGACAGGCTGCACCGACTGCGGGAGATCCCTGCTTCCTGCATTCGCCAGAATTCATGAAGTACCAGGCTCAGGACGTTAGCGGAGGATCGTTTGTTACGATCGACGTCGGGAAGCGCTCAGCTCGCGCGACAGCGAATCCATTCGCTGAGCCATGGGGATATCTCCTCGATCCCGGGCTCGTCGCGAAGACGGCTGTCAATGCTGGGACAGGGATCGACGACTTCGGAGCTGCTACGAATTTCGGCGGCTATCAATTCGCTCAGATCCTGGCTGGCAATGGGACGGCCACGATTAAAACCCAACACGCGGCGACGAATGTCAGCGGCTCCTTCGCGGATCTCACAGGAGCGACGACAGGCGTCGTCGACTGTGCGACGCCGAAGGCTCTCGTCGCTGCGACAGCTCGCCTCGTCGCTGTAAATCGCTTTCTTCGTTGGCAAGTCGTCTTCGGCACGGCGACTTCTGTAACATTCGTCCTCTCGTTTGCGAGAGGCCGCTCTTAAGGAGATCTTACAATGGCTGCTCAATTCGGAAGGACTGTCTCGCGCTGGACGCGATTCATTGTCGACGACAGCGCGGGAGTGCTGCGCGAGCCGGCGATCGATTCGCTCTCTGTGTGCGGGATCACATTCGCCGAGAAGGACACGACTGCTTTTCAGGATCAGGTCGCGAACGCGCTCCCTGATATGCCGAGCTGCCCGATCGACATCACTGGGCCATTCGATACGGCGGCCGCTGTCTCGATCGCGACGTCGGGCAATGCGCCAGCGATCAGCGGCTCTCACATTGTCCTCGCTCCGATCAATGGTCTGTACACTCCGCTCGCTCTCGGAATCCTGATCGGGATCGGCCATAACTGGGAAGCGGGCGAGCCTGTCTTCGGGATCACTGGAACGGCGACGAATGGCTTCGTCCTTGTGAAGTACACGGTCGATCTGTCGGCCATGAAGTACAGCGCGAGCTTCCGCGTGAAGGCTGGCTCTGCTGCTCCGGCCTGGGGCACGGCGATCATTTCGTGATATGGCCATCTATCAATGTCCTGTCGCTCTCTATGATGGCGAAGTCGAGCTCGACGAGTATCTGAATTACCGACAGCTCGCTTCATACGAGCGCGGAATGATCGCGGCTCAGAAGATCCTTCAGACGAATCCGGATAGCGGCTTCGCTGAGATTCGTCTCGTCGTCATCCCTGGGATCATTTCTTGCGTCAAGGTCTGGCGTCTGAAAGGGCTCCCCGAGAAGATGACGATCGAGGACTTCCCTTCGACGCCGAAGAAAGAAGCGGGAGATCTTTATCTCTGGCTGCTCGAGCTGGTGAAGAAGAAGATCGAAGGCGAGGACGCCTCCCCAAACTGATCGCGGCGCTGACCTATGGCTGGCTCTCGAAAGAGATCAGGTCAGCGCCCTACGCTTTCGAGGCCGCTCGAGCTTCTCGGCGCTTCGGCTTCGCTGCAGTCTTCGGCGATCGTCAGGCGACAGCGCTCGAGCTTCGCGAAATGACGATCGCCGAAGATGTTGTATCGGCCTGGCAGTCGGCCGAAGCTGCAGAAGATCTGGCGAAATGGGCGGGATCACACACAAGCGAGAGCGAGCTCCTCGACTGGGCGCGAGCTCTCTTCGAGCGATACTATGGAACCGATAGACATCCAGGTCAGAGCTCTCGTTAACGACGCCGTAAAGAATATCGATCTTGTTAATCGCAAGGTCGAGGATCAGGAGCGCGAGATCCATAGTCTCGCGAAGGCTCAGCACGACCTCGAGACTTCAGCTCTAAAGCTCGCCGACGCTCAGCGCACACTCGCAAAAAATACAGATCCCGCTCGACAGCATGAGCTCGAGGGGGCTGTCCTCGACGCGAGAGTCGCGCTCGACAACCAACAGCGCGAGGTCGACGATCTCGCTCGCTCTTATGCTGGATTCTCTCAACAAACCGAAGCGACTAAGCTCTCGATCACCGACGTGAAGAGCGCGATCGATCTCGCGTCGCAAGGCTTCGACAAGCTCAAGCAAGGATTCGACCTAACGATCGGGAAGGCGATCGAATGGGGCGGCGCTATGGGCGATCTGAGCCAGCTCACAGGGGATACGGTCGAGAATACGTCGCGGCTGGCTGGCGTCTGGGAGCTCGTCGGAGGAGACGCTTCCTCGCTGTCTCGCGTCGTCAAGTCAATGACGAAAGAGGGACTTCAGCTCAATTACGAAACGCTGATAAAGCTCAATCGAGAATATCACGCGATCCAAGATCCTATTAAGCAGAACGACTTTCTCGTGAAGAATTTCGGCAAGTCCTGGGAGGATATGGCCGAGATCATGGGGCGCTCTGAGGCGGATCTTGCGAAGCTCGCGAAGACAGTCGACGAGAGCGGGAAAGTCGTCACAGGCGAGACGGCCGCGAGAATGCAAGCTCTCGGCGTAATGCTCGACGTCACAAAGCAGAAGGTCGACGGGCTCGGGATCGCGATCGGCGGGGAGCTGGTCGACGTGCTTCACGACGCAATCGATCAGCTCGACGACTGGGACGCCTCTGGACGAAGGCTCGACGAAGGGCTCGGGCTTCAGCACAGCTCGCTGTGGAATCTGGTGGGCGGGCCGTTGAGAGAGTACAGAGACGCGCTCGACGACGCCACAGCGAAGACGAAATCAACGGGCGAAGAGACAGACACAGCGACAGGCTATATTGACGCCTATGCTCGATCGAGCGCGATCGCTGCGAGCGAGATCCAGATTTTCACGACGCGACAAGAGGAAGCGAATAAGCAGCGCTCAGACCTCAACGCCATCATTGGCGGGAAGCTGGGGCCAGAGCAAGAGAAATATTACGACACTCAGAAGGATCTCGGGACACAGGCTCAGGAGCTGCGCGATCAGATCGACGCGCTGAAAGAGACAGACGGCCAGTATTATCAACAGGTCAAGTCGAATGGGATGACGGCCGCCGAAGTCGCGCTCGCAAATGAGAAGCTCGCGCGCGCTCAGACTGAGCTCAGCGAATCGACAGATCCTTACAGGATCGCTCAGCTCAATGTCGAGATCGAGAAGCAACAGACCGCATTGTCTGGGGCTTCTGAGACAGTGAGCGGCTATGTCGACAACTCGGGAAAGATCGACGAGCTTCAGGGGAAATACGACGAGATCACAGCGAAGATCGAAGAGAATAGAAAGGCGCATGAAGAAGCGACAGCGAGGATCGTCTTCGGCTTCGTCATGCAGAAAGCTGCTGCTGACGGATTCAAAAATCTCTCAATCACCGAGCTTGGCGAGATCGGTCAGGCGTGGGGGATATACGACGAGACGACAGCGACAGCGCTCGCTTCTGTCGATCGCGCTGTAAGTGAGCACGGCGCGACAGCTCAGAGCGTGATTAATGCTCTAGGTGGCGCGATCAATGGGCTCCCGACAGAGGGGACATTCACATACAAGATAAAAGTCGAGGGAAGCGCTCCCGGCATGACGCAATTCGGGAGCGAGGACTTCGGCGGCGCTGGCGAAGGAGGGACGCCTGTTACTCCGATCGTTCCCTCTGAGCCTGAGGTGATCCCTTCGTCGGGTGGCTTCGCTCAAGGCGGATCGTTCACAGTCCCGGGCTCGGGATCTGGCGACAGGCCGTATCTTGTCCAGCTCACTCCTGGGGAGCGCGTCGACGTCTCTCCCGTTGGAAAGCGAAACGGCGGCGGCGGGACTATGATCACGATCGAGCGGGGAGCGATCGTGATCAATGGAGACGGGAAGACGGCGAAGGCGATCGCTGAAGAAGTGATGACAGAAGCAGCCGCGAAAGCTCGCGCGATGGCTGCTGCTGGAATGGCATACTCTCGGGGATAAAGCATGTCCACAAGTCCGACTCTGTATCTCGAATTTGAGAAGTCGAAGCGACGTCTCGATCTGACAAGCGATCGATATCGAATCGGATCGAAATTCCAGCCTCCGACTGTCGTCTCGAATGTGGCGCTCGCTTCAGGGACGAGCGCGAACACTGTCGGGCGATCGCGCGTGATCGGGCGCTCACCTCAGCCGACAGAATTCACATTCCTCGAGCAGATCTGGGGAGCGTCGGCGAAAGAGGTCGATCGCGCGCTCGCTGATCTTCAGTCTTTCGTCGCGTGGGCGGGAGACGATTCTGATCCTCTGTGTCTCGTGTACAAAAGTAATTCAGACACTCCCGAGCCGATCTTCGGGCAAGATGGGAGCGTCAGATACAGGATCATGAAAGGGGAGGTCACTCCTGGGGAGGACTATTCAGTAAGGCCTTCGCGCGAGGCTCACGTGAGAGACAATCAGATCTCTCTTCTCCTGCAGCCTTACGCGCTCGGGAGACGTCAGAAGCTCGCGAGCGCGACAGGCGCGATCTCTGTCAGACGCGCGAGCTCCGACTCTTCAGAGATCGTCGGCGTCTCTGTCCCATATCCAACGACGAATCTCTTTCACAATCCGATTTTTGCCCATCCAACATGGAATAACAAATGGTCGGCCGCGGCCGGCGTCGTCGGATTCGTCAACAAAGATAAGCGCTTCGTCTTCACGGGTGAGAGCTCTCTATATCTCGTCGCACAGCCGACGGGCTCGCGCGTCTGGTATCAGGCTCACACACTCAGCGCGACGACTCACTGTGGCTCTTTCTATGTGAAGCTCGTCGATTCGGGCGTCGTGAATAGTTCGATCTGTCAGGTCTATTTCAATAACGCGCTTCAGACATCGATCTATACTTCGGTTGGAGACGGCTGGTATCGTGTCTCGTTCGCTGGCACGGCCTCTGCTTCTTCTGCGAATTACGGGATCGGGCTCGCGGCTGGGGCGTCCGCTTATTTCGACGGGATACAGCTCGAGGCGAATGGGTACGCGACGCCTCTCGCACACGCCGACGCGCTCGGCTGCGCTCCTTCTGGGGGATATCACGACTCAACGACGACGAGAGCGACGGGGAGAATCAAGATCCCGGCCGCGAAGAATCACAGACTTCTCGGATCAGGAACGATCTCGGCGATCGTCACTCTCCCGAGCGCGGGCGTGTATGGAAGCAATTTCTGGGTATTCCAGGAATCGACGACGGCCTTCTCCCTGTACTGGGAATATGCTCTCACGCGCTGGGTCTTCGGAGACGGGACAAGCGGCGTCGTCTCTTCCGATACGCTCTCCTCTGCGAAGAGAATTCATTTCCATTGTGTCTATGGACAGAATGGAATCTCTCTGTATATCAATGGGGCGCTGATCGGAACAACGACTTACACTCCCGCGAGCGCCATCAATGATATGTATCTCCTCACGAGCGCTTCGCCTCTCGGCCATCAGGATCATTACTTGAGCGAGTATGTCGTCTGGGGAGAAGCGCTCACAGCCTCTCAGATCGCGAGCGACTATCAATCGAAGCTCACTCTCACGGGACAGGCGACGTCGATCCCGCCGATCTTCTGGACGAAGGACGGCGACGACGGGCTCGACAATGCGAACGATTCGACGCGCGACAATTTCGGCGTGGCGCTCTTCGTCCCTGGCTCGGCTCCCGCGCTCACGCGCTTCTCGCTGAATGGCGTTGTCTCGGGCGAGACTTACACGCTCGGGAATTGGGAGCTCTCCGAATTCATTCGACCCGACAGAGTCCTATACTACGAGCAGTCTGGCACGGTCGACGCTTCGTGCTCGGGAGGACAGTATAAGAGGACGTCGATCTCGACGACTGAGCTTCAGACTTCGGTCGACTTCACAAAATGGGAACAAGCGAGTGACAGCTCTCTTCTGAGATTTGTTAAGGGACGTCGCTTCTCATGCGTCGTCAGAATGAGAAATCCCTCTTCCGGATATCTTCGCTGGCGACATGTCCTGTCGAACCTCATGAAGCAACAGCCACAGAGAATCGCTGGCGGCTCGACCTATTGGAGAAATTTCGTCCTCCCCGCGCTCGTCATCCCTGACACAGACAGCGAGATTTATCAGATCGGGGATCAGATCGATACTCTCGTCGTCAATCCTGGGGGCGCTGTAAATGTGGATTGTGACTATGTTTTTATGATGCCTCATCCTTCCTTCTCCTTCTTCGCGTCGACGGTCGTGATCGAAGGGAGAGAGTATGATGGGTATTATGGCGTCAGCGCTCAGAGCGTCTCAGGCGTCGTCACTGGCGGGGAGATCAATCTTAGGCCTGATACTTATAACGTGATTTGCATGAGCGCATTCGGGACAATGGCCGGGCTCGGCGACAATTCGATCGACACAGGACTCACCTTCTCGACGATTGAGATCCAGCCTAGATGGGAGCTGCTGCAGTGAGCCGCTTCTTTCTGATCGCCATTCTGATCGTTGTCTTTCTTCGCGCTCGAGCGATCGAGGCCTCGCCGCTCGAGCGCGTCTTCCTCCCTGAGATCCTGTCCTCGAGCTGCTCTGATCTGTGCGGCTATTGTGCGGTCACTGAGCTAGATCATCCAATGGGCTGCTGAAACATGCTCAAGAATTCGATCACGCTGAAGCTCTTCGATCCCTATGGCTTTCAGGCGAGCCAGACAGCGAAGCTCGCCTCTCGCGCGAGGCGAATTCGATTCGGCTCGATCTATCCAGGGGGATTCAGCTCGATCTCTTTCTTCGTCCCTTGCGATATCACGACGCCGATCGAGATCACTGAAGGCTGTAAGGTTCTGGCTTTCAACTGGACGATCGAGGTCTGGCACGGATTCATAACGTCGATCGCCTATGTCCTCTCTTCGACGGGCGAGACGGGGATCGAGATTATCGGCGTCGGCGCCTTCGGCTATGTCATGGGATCTCAGCGGATCGAGAAGCGCTGGGCCGATAATCGACTCACGGCTGAAGCGTGGAAAAATGGAGCAGCTCCCGGACTGAGTGACGCGAATCCTGATCGCTTCACTTCGATCGATCGATCGAAGGGGCGTCTGAGGATTGAGACTAAAAATGCCTCGTATGCAGCGCTCGACGCTTCGAGCGCATATTACGAAATGCCCATTGGGGACACAGTGAAGAGAGTCAAGCTGTCTTATCAGCTTCAGGAGGGAGCTGGGGCGCTGGTCCTTAGAATGTGGAATGTGACGGCGGCCGCTTCTGTCTGGTCACAGTCCACTTCTGGGTCTGGCGTGAGAGACGACACACTCGGGACACCTTCGAGACGCATAGAAATGACTCTCTATGCTGAGAGCGCCCATACGGGAGTAACTGACGGCTCGCGGTTTGGACAGATCGACGACGCGATCAGCGGCGCGAATGCGCTCATGGTATACAGCGAGCTCGGATCGATCAACGCTTACGAGGTCGCGAAGGATCTCGTCGGAATTCTGACTCAGCTCTCCTCGAATACCGATCGGATCAGCTCAGCGCTTACGACGAGCGTCGAGCCATTCATTACAAACGGGAAGGAATCGGCTGCGAGCATTCTGCAGAGGATATGCTCGTATGGGGATTCCGTGTCTCTTCCGATCGGGTATGCAGTCTGGGGATCTCAGGAGACGAGCGACGAGAAGCCTCAGCTCGTCGTCGAGCCTTTTCCCTCGATCGCTTCATACGACTACACGATCGACGCGACAGATCCTCTCGTCGAGGCTCCCGTCTCGATTGTGCGAGACGTGAACGGAGTAGTTAACTATGTGTGCGTCAGATACGAAGACAACGAAGGAAGAGCGAGCGTCGTCACTCCTGACGACGACGCTTCCCTGAAAGACGACGCATCGATCGCGCTCTATGGGAGACGCGAAGCCGACTCTGATATCAATGTCGGACTGAGCACACAGGCGCTTGCGATCCTTGCCGGAAAGACTTATCTCGCACAGAAAAAGAATCCTGTCCCGTATGTCTCTGGTCCTGTGAGAGTCATCGAAGCGATCAGGAATGCTCAAGGCGGGGAGACGCCTGTCTCTGAGATCCTGGCTGGCCAGCGCGTGAAGCTCGTCAATATCGTCGACGACGTTCTTCTGAGCGCTGGCGCTGGCGCGACGTTTATCATTACAGAGGTCGAGTATTCTGACGACGATCAATCGGCCTCGATCTCGTTCGGAGTACCAGACAGTCTCTCGAGCTTCCTGGCTGCTATGTCTCTTATCCCTGTCAAGAATACGGCCGCGAAGGGGGCGTGAAAATGAAGAGCTCGAGCTTCGTCCTGTGTGTGATCGTCCTTCTTCTCGCGATCGTTGTCGTGTATGGCGTCGAGCGATTTCGCGCTCACTGTGAGGAGCAGCCCGAGCGCGGCGTCGGCTGCTTCCTCCTGGGGGATCACAAATGAGCTTCGGTCGATTGATCGTCCCTCACGAG